GTCCTTGTCGATGCGGAGAACAACAGCCAGATGCGAATGTATGCGCTTGGTGCTCTGAATCTCTTTGAGTCCCTGTATGACATTCAGACCGTTCGCATGATTATCTTTCAGCCCCGCCGGGATAACATCAGCACGGCGGAGGTCACGAAGGAGAAGCTGCTCGACTGGGCGGAGGAAGTCCTCATTCCTGCTGCAGCACTTGCGGCAAAGGGTGATGGCGAATATCGTGCAGGCAAGCACTGCCAGTTCTGCAAGATCAAGGCGACCTGCCGTAAGCGGGCGGAATATAATCTCCAGATGGCGCAGTACGACTTTGCTGTTCCGGATACACTTGCCGGCGATGAGATCAGCATGATTCTCGACCGGGCAGACACCTTCATCGGCTGGGTGAACGATGTCAAAGCCTATGCGCTCGAACAGGCTATCAGCGGCAAGCAGTACCCCGGCTTCAAGGTCGTGGAAGGACGCAGCAACCGCAGGTACACAAACCCCGATGCTGTTGCAGCGGCTGTCACCGATGCGGGCTATGATCCCTTTGAGAAAAAGCTCATGGGCGTGACCGCAATGACCAAGCTGCTCGGCACTAAGAAGTTCAACACCCTGCTCGGCTCTTTGATCGAAAAGCCGAAGGGCAAGCCCACACTCGTACCAGAGTCGGACAAACGTCCGGCATGGACAATCAATGATTTTCAGGAGGAAGATTAACATGGCAAAGATTATCAATCCCACAAAGGTCGTTACTGGCAAGAACACCCGCTTCAGCTACCTCATCGTGAATGAGCCGAAAGCGATCAACGGCGGCATACCGAAGTACAGCGTGAGCCTCATCGTTCCGAAGTCCGATACCGTGACCGTCGAGAAGATCAAGGCGGCGATCAAAGCTGCCTACGACGAGGGGCAGGGCAAGCTCAAGGGCAACGGCAAAACCGTGCCGCCCCTGAAGGCAATCAAAACTCCGCTGCGTGACGGAGATGACGAACGTCCTGACGATGAGGCATACGCAGGCTGCTACTTCATCAACGCCAACAGCGCTACCAAGCCCGGTGTGGTGGATGCCGACTGCCAGCCGATCCTCGACACCAGCGAGCTCTACTCCGGTATCTACGGTCGTGCAAGTATCAACTTCTACGCCTTCAACACCAACGGCAATAAGGGCATCGCGTGCGGTCTGAACAATCTCCAGAAGCTCAGGGATGGTGAGCCCCTCGGCGGCAAGTCCCGTGCAGAGGATGATTTCTCTGACATGGACGATGATGACGACGACTTCCTGTCTTAAGGAGGTCGCCATGAGTACCGTAGTTTCTATCATTATCTCGGTTCTTGGCTGTATCACAATGACCTGCTGGACGATCATGTCGATCTATATGCTGGTCGATACCTTCAAGAAGAAAAAGTAAATTCAAGACAGACGGGTGGGCGTTTGCGGCTGTGCCGTGGGTGGGTTAGGAGTAACTATGAAACACATTTTTATTGATCTGGAAACGCGCAGCGATGTTGACCTCACCAAGACGGGTGTTTATCGCTACGCGGATTCGCCATATTTCGACATTTTACTGTTTGCCTATTCCGTGGACGATTCTCCGGTGCAGGTCGTTGACTTCGCCTGCGGAGAGCAGCTCCCTGATGATATTCTTCATGCGCTGACGGATGATACCGTCATCAAGCACAGCTTCAACGCTTCCTTTGAACGCGTCTGCCTGTCGGTCTGGCTTCGCCGCAATCATCCCGATGTATTCCGCAGCTACAGCATTCCGGAGGACTCCGTCGGCGGCTATCTCGATCCGTCCTCTTGGCATTGTTCTATGGTGGCATCTGCCTACCTCGGCTTGCCGCTGACACTCGCAGGTGTCGGCGCGGCGCTGAAGCTGGATGAGCAGAAAATGACGGAGGGCAAGGCACTGATCCGATATTTCAGCATTCCCTATGACACACAGAACGGCAAGCCGCTGTTCCATTCTCCCGGCGATGCCCCTGACAAATGGGCGGTGTTCAAGGCGTACAACAAGCGCGATGTGGAGACCGAAATGGGCATCGAGGCAAAAATCAGCCGCTTTCCGGTACCTGACTTCGTCTGGGAAGAATATCACCTTGATCAGGAAATCAACGATCGGGGTATACAGCTTGACCTGCCGCTGGTGCAGAACGCAATCCGTATCGGCGACACGGCAAAGGAGCAGCTCACCGAAAAGCTCTGTGACCTGACCGGACTGGAGAATCCCAATTCCGTCATGCAGATGAAGGGCTGGCTCAAGGCTCGTGGTCTGGAGCTGGATTCGCTGGGCAAGAAGGACGTGCAGGAGCAGCTCGGCAGTGTATCTCCTGAGATCTATGAAGTGCTGCGCCTGCGTCAGATGACCTCGAAGTCCTCTGTGCGAAAATATACAGCGATGCAGACCGCTGCCTGCTCCGACGGACGCGCAAGAGGAATGTTCCAGTTCTACGGCGCGAACCGTACCGGACGTGAGGCGGGACGCATCATACAGTTGCAAAACTTGCCGCAGAATCATATTCCCGACCTGAAGGAAGCCCGCGACCTTGTGCTTTCCGGCGATATGGACGCGCTGGAGCTGCTGTATGAGGATATCCCCGATACACTGTCCCAGCTCATCCGTACCGCTTTCGTACCGAAGCCCGGATATAAGTTTATCGTTGCAGACTTCTCAGCTATTGAAGCCCGCGTCATTGCTTGGCTTGCAGGTGAAGAATGGCGCATGGATGCTTTCGCCGCCGGTGAGGACATCTACTGCGAGTCGGCTTCCAGAATCTTCGGTGTACCTGTCGTGAAACACGGGATCAACGGTCACCTGCGACAGAAAGGCAAGGTGGCGGAACTGGCTTGCGGCTACGGCGGCTCGGTGGGTGCCATGAAAGCAATGGGCGGCGCGGATATGACCGACGAGGAACTGAAGCAAATCGTTACCGACTGGCGGCAGGCATCGCCACATATTGTGCAGCTCTGGTGGGACGTGGAATCCGCTGCGATCAGGGCGGTCAGCAATAAAACTTCTGCCGAAACACACGGCATCCGCTTCTCTTATGAATCGGGATTCCTGTTTATCGAACTTCCCTCCGGCAGAAGACTTGCCTATGTGAAGCCTCGCATTGAGGAGAACCGCTTCGGCAACGACTCCATTACCTATTACGGTGTTGGTGCATCGAAGAAGTGGCAGCGCCTTGAGACCTACGGCGGCAAACTTGTGGAGAATATCGTGCAGGCGATTGCCCGCGACCTGCTGTTCTATTCCATGCGGACGCTATCGCACTGTTTCATCTGCGGACACATACACGATGAAATGATCATCGAGTGCAGCATGGGCGTATCGCTGGAGGTAGTCTGTGAACAGATGGCACGAACACCTGCGTGGGCGGAGGGGCTTCTGCTGCGGGCGGATGGATATGAATGCGAATTTTACAAAAAAGACTGAGTTTTTTCGTCCAATACCTGCTTCATTCTGTAGTGGGTTACAGGGCGAGAATGCTCGACAATGTAAATCCGACTCCTCATTTTTGAGGAGTCGAAAGGCACAAATAGAAAGGACTGATGTTATGAAATACACGATCGAATGGTTTTATGCGCTGATCAGCGGCAGACTGGTCAAGCCGGAGAATGTCTTCGTAAAGTGTCCGCACTGCGGCGACCTCTGCAAGGCACACGACAACGGGGAGCGCTGCGAGGACTGCCCCACAAAAAAGAAGGAGGACTGAGCTATGTTTTATGTGAAAGAGAAGACCGATGAGCTTGAGGTCAGGGTGGAGCTCAATGATGAGAATGTATTCTGCGCCTGCCCGGACTGCGGCGCGAAGGTCAGTGTTGACCTTTCCTGTGTGTTCGCTGACGGCATTGGTGATATGTACGGCACTTCGGTGCTCTGCAACGCCTGCGCGAGAAAGAGGCTTGGTCATGGCAAGTAAGCGTAATAGTGAGGGCTACTCCAGCCCTACCGAGTATGAGGCATTTACCCGCATCGAGAAGGAGGAGAAGGTGGCGGCGAAGGCTGCTGCCTTCCGTCCCGTCGTGTATATCTGTTCGCCTTATTCCGGTGATACGGAGAAAAACGTCGTAAATGCGTGTCGGTATAGTCGCTTTGCGGTGGACAGGCACTGCCTGCCGATCACGCCACATATCTACTTCACGCAGTTCATGGACGACAATGTCCCGGAGGAACGCAACACAGCCATTTTTATGAACTGGGTGCTGATGAGCAAGTGCGTAGAGTTGTGGGTGTTCGGTGAAACAATCAGCTCCGGCATGAAGGCGGAGATCGAACGGGCAAAGCGCAAGAAAATGAAAATCCGCTATTTTACGGAGGAATTGGAGGAAGTATGCAAGTAACAATCTATCAGGCAGACTGCCTGCACAACAAGGCAAACTGCATCTACCCGAATAAGGTCGTTGTGACCACAGAGGCGGATATGGCAAAGGTGCAGAGCCGCGACCATGTCTGTGCGGAATACAAGAACAACACCCGCAGCAAGGACAACTTTATTCTCTCGGACAATATTCCGATGGACTGTGACAACGATCACAGTGACAATCCGGAAAAGTGGATCACGCCGGAGCTTCTGGATGAGCTGCTCCCGGATGTGCCATATATCCTCGTGTTCAGCCGCAATCACATGAAGGCGAAAAACGGTGTCTCAGCGCGACCTCGTTTCCATGTATATTTCCAGATCCACCTGATTCATGATGCCGATACCTATGCTGCGCTCAAGCGGAAGATTCACGCGGCATTCCCGTTCTTTGATGATAACGCGCTCGATGCCGCACGATTCCTCTATGGTTCCCCCGGCAGTGAGGTGCAGTGGCATGAAGGCAGCCTGTTTATTGAGGACTTCCTTACATTGACCGCAAAGGCGGCGATCCCGCAGGGAAAACGCAACGCTACCATGTCGCAGTATGCAGGAAAGCTCGTCAAGCGGTTTGGTGTGACCGATGCTGCCTATACGAAGTTTCTGGAGAAAGCTGCCGAATGTGATCCGCCGCTGGATCAGGAGGAGCTGGACAAGATCTGGTCGAGCGCTTCAAAGTTTTACAAGAAGGTTTCGTCTGCTCCCGACTATATCCCGCCCGACGAATACACAGGCGGCAGTCTGCGCCCGGATGATTTCTCGGATATTGGTGAGGCGCGTACTTTTGCAGCGGTGTATGAGGGCGAGGTCTGCTATACGGAAGCGACTGGATTTCTGCGCAACAACGAGATCTACTGGATGGAATCCCGCCAGCGCCCGATCGCGGCAATGATGGAACATACAGATGCACAGCTCGAAGAAGCGGGCAACGAGATCGAGGCGGCGCTGCAGCGCTTGGAAGACCTCGGCATCTCCCGTGGAACGGCGATGGCAGGCGGCAAGAAGCTGCTTGAGGGTATGACCAGCGATCAGGCGGAAGCCTACGGTGCCTACCAGACCGCCAAGACCTACTACGCATTCGTCATGAAGTACCGCAATATGAAAAGCCTGAAGCCTGCAATGGAAGCTGCTATGCCGCTGCTGGAAAAGCAGCCGGACGAGCTGGACAGCAATCCCTTCCTGCTGAATACGCCGCTTTGCACTTACAACCTGACGGAGGGACTGACCGGCGCGAAGGATCATGATCCGCAGGATTACATCACGAAGGTTACGACGGTTTCTCCGGACGATGTAGGCGCGGACATCTGGAAGGATACGCTCGACCTGATTTTCTGCGGCGATACTGACCTAATCGACTATGTGCAGCGCATCGTAGGCATGGCGGTCATCGGCAAAGTGTATATTGAAGCACTTATTATCGCTTACGGAGAAGGCAGAAATGGTAAGTCTACCTTCTGGAACGCGATCGCCCGTGTGCTGGGTAGCTATGCAGGCAATATGTCTGCCGACGCACTGACCGTCGGATGCAAGAGAAATGTGAAGCCCGAAATGGCAGAACTGAAGGGCAAGCGCCTGATAATTGCTGCCGAGCTGGAGGAAGGTATGCGCCTGAACACCTCTGTCATTAAGCAGCTCTGTTCGACTGATGCGGTGTATGCTGAGAAAAAGTACAAAGCACCGTTCAGCTTTATCCCCAGTCACACGTTGGTGCTGTATACCAACCACCTGCCGAAGGTAGGTGCCTCTGATGCAGGCACGTGGCGTAGACTAATCGTTATCCCGTTCGGTGCTAAAATTGAGGGCGACAGCGATATTAAGAACTTTGCCGATTATCTTGTTGACCATGCAGGCGGAGCGATCTTAAGCTGGATCATTGAAGGCTCCCGTATGGTGATCGCCGAAGGCTTCAATATCAAGCCGCCGAAGGTGGTGCGTGATGCTGTTGCTGCCTATCGTGAGGACAATGACTGGCTCGGAAAGTTTCTGGAGGAGAGCTGTGTCATTGGAGCAGCTTATCAGGAGAAATCCGGTAAATTGTATAAGGCTTACCACGCCTACTGCATCAATATGCATGAGTACACCCGCAGTACGGGAGACTTCTATGCCGCTTTGGAGCAGGCTGGGTATCATAAGCAGAAGCTGAAGAACGGAGCTGTGATCTTTGGACTGATGCTGAAAGCAGACGATTTCTCAGAAGGTGTGGAAAACGACGAAGAATTGGACTTTTTGAATTAAAGGGTGACGGTGTCGACAGTCGTTTCATAAAGTTTCTATAGAAGAAAAAAACGAAAAAATATCTATATATAAAGTTATGGAATAGACTGTCGACACCGTCACCAGAAAGGAATAATAATGCGTGAAAAGATCGTAGAATCGAAGTTTTCAAAGGCTGTCAAAGCAAAGGACGGTCTGGCGGTCAAGTTTGTATCCCCAAGTTTTAACGGGATGCCCGATCGCATGGTGATGTTCCCCGGCGGCAGGATCGGTTTCGTAGAGGTCAAGGCACCGGGGAAAACGCCGCGACCATTGCAGCGGTCTCGTCACAGACTTCTGCGGAGGATGGGTTTTCTGGTGTTCGTGTTGGACAGCCCTGAACAGATCGGAGGGATCATTGATGCAATACTGTCCACATGATTATCAGAAATACGCTATCGACTTTATCGAAACACACCCGGAGGCAGCAGTCCTGCTGGAATGCGGGCTGGGCAAAACCAGCATTACGCTGACGGCACTGAACGACATGATGTTCGACCGCTTTGAGGTTCGCAAGGTGCTGGTGATTGCACCGATCCGCGTCTGCAAAAATGCATGGGCGGCAGAGATCGGAAAGTGGGATCACCTAAAGGGGTTGACCTACAGTCTGGTGCTTGGCACCCGCGACCAGCGGCTTGCGGCTCTCCAGAAGAAAGCAGACTTGTACATCATCAACCGCGAAAATGTGCAGTGGCTCATCGAGGACAGCGGGATGCCATTCGATTTCGACATGGTGGTGATTGACGAGCTTTCATCATTCAAGAACCACCAGTCTAAGCGCTTCAAGGCGCTGCGGAAGGTGCGTCCGTTTGTAAAGCGTATCATCGGGCTGACCGGTACACCCTGCAGCAACGGTCTCATGGATCTGTGGGCGCAGTTCCGCCTGCTGGATAAGGGAGAGCGTCTGGGAAAGCGAATCGGACAGTACCGTGATGCCTACTTCACGCCGGACTGGAACGGTTTCACCTACACGCCCCGCAAAGGTGCAGAAAAGGATATTTACAAGAAAATATCCGACATCAGCATTTCCATGAAAACGACTGATCACCTGAAGATGCCTGGGTTGCTGTCTGTTTCAGATCCGGTGCAGCTTTCCGAGGAAGAATATGAAGCCTACAAGCAGATGGAAAGCGACTGCGTCCTGCCGGTGCAGGATGAGGATATTTCCGCTGCCAATGCTGCTGTCCTGTGCGGCAAACTGGTACAGCTTGCAAGCGGCTGCATTTACAGCGACGACGGCAATATCATCGAGCTGCACGAGCGAAAGCTGGATGCACTGGAGGATCTGCTGGAGGCGCAGAACGGAAAGCCCGCGCTGGCGGCATATTGGTATAAGCACGAACGCGACCGCATCTGTAAGCGCTTCGACTGTCGGGAAATAAAAAACGACAAGGATATAGCCGACTGGAATGCTGGAAAAATTCCGGTGGCGCTGATACAGCCTTCCTCCGCAGGTCACGGTCTGAATCTGCAGGATGGCGGCAGCACCATCATCTGGTACACGATGCCGTGGTCGCTGGAGCTGTATCAGCAGACAAACGCCCGCCTGTGGCGACAGGGACAGAATGCCGAAACCGTGGTGATACATCATCTGGTGGCGACAGGCACCATTGACGAGGATATTATGAAAACACTGGAAAGCAAGGATAAAACACAGGCGGCGATGATGAGAGCCGTGAAAGCGAGGTTCAAATGAATGAAGGATACAAATTACTGTCGGCAGCAATCATCAAGCAGCGCCTTCTGGATTACCGGGAGGCACTGCAGTCCAATGACATCATCACGAAACTGGAATGTGAGCAGTTCCTGCGGTCGCAGTGGTTTGACTTCATGTCGGATATGAACGGCGAAAGGCTGATAAAAATGATGAGGGAGGAATTTGCATGAAAGAATACTGGGATCAGGCACAGCGGCTCCGCAGACGCATCGACCGGAAGATCCATGAAATCCGAGTGTTGCGGCAGCGTGCCGAAGGGATGAATGGAAGCGGCATCAACGATATGCCGAGAACCGTGTCACCCGACCGCAGCAAGATGGAAGGCACTGTTTTCAGGATCATGGCGCTGGAACAGGAAATACAGGAAACGCAGCGTGAGTATGATGCGCTGCTTGCCGACATGGAAGCGCGTATCAAGGCTGTCGATGATGCCGATTATCGTGACCTTCTGAGCAAGCGTTATCTGGAGTTCAAGTCGTGGAATATGATCGCTGCCGACTTCGGATACAGCGTGCAGCACATCTACCGCCTGCGCGACAAAGCCGTCCAAAAGTTGAGAGCTGATGAGAGTTCGTAAGACTTGATATTCATGGGTTTCTGTGCTATACTGTATAATAGAAGATCATGTATAGAGCCGTTGGTTTACACCAGCGGCTTTTGTTATGTCCAGAGGAGGTTGAGGCTATGCCGAGGAAGGCACGAAAACCATGTAAGCACCCCGGCTGTCCGAAGCTGACGGAAGGCTTGTACTGTGACGAACATAAGCCCCTGCACCCTGACCGACCGTCTGCCGCCAAGCGCGGCTACGGCAGCAAGTGGCAGCGGGCAAGCAAGACGTACCTGCGGAAGCACCCGCTGTGTGTGAAGTGTCTGGCGAAGGGACTATTTGTGACGGCGACCGTTGTTGACCACATCGTGCCGCATCGCGGCGATCACTACCTGATGTGGAGTGACACCAACTGGCAGGCGCTGTGCAAGCCGTGCCACGACCAGAAGACCGGCAACGAGGACAGCAGACCGGAATACACCTACTGAATAATCCGTTTCTCCTAACACATACTATTTTTAGGAGAAATATCGCCCAAGCGCTTGACTTTTCTCCTAAAATCAGTTATAATTAGGATAAAGGAGCGTGAGCGTATGAGATCGTTTGATTACAGCAATCAGTTCAGTCGTTCTTGGGACAATGAGATTCTGGGACTTGTTGCACAGATACACGAATACAAAGGACGGCAGGAGCTGTTCCTGAAGCAGAAGCCTGCAAGTCTTGACCGTCTGGTCGAGATCGCAAAGGTGCAGAGCACCGAGGCTTCCAATGAGATCGAAGGCATCCGCACAACAAACACCCGCCTGATGCAGCTCATCAAGGACAAGACCACGCCGCGCAACCGTGACGAAGAAGAAATCATGGGCTATCGTGATGTGCTGAATACCATTCATGAGAACTACGAATATATCCCGATCTCTGCAAATTATATCCTGCAGCTCCACCGCGACCTGTATCAGTATTCCTACAAGAGCATCGGCGGCACATTCAAGAACACACAGAATTATATCAGCGCAACAGACGCGGAAGGTCACGAGTTTGTTTTGTTTACACCGCTGGCACCGTATGAAACACCGTCGGCTGTGGAAGCAATCTGTGAAAGCTACAACCGCATGATTGCGACGCAGGAGGTTGATGCGCTGCTTCTGATTCCCGTGTTTATCCACGACTTTCTGTGCATCCACCCGTTCAACGACGGCAACGGCAGAATGAGCCGTCTGCTGACAACACTGCTGCTGTACCGCAGCGGCTATGTCATTGGCAGATATATCTCCCTTGAGAGCAAGATCGCAAAGAACAAGAATCTTTACTACGATGCACTGGAACAGTGTCAGAAGGGCTGGTACGATAATGAGGAGGATGTTTCGCCGTTTATCAAGTACCTGCTGCAAACCATTCTGGCTGCCTACCGTGACTTCGAGGAACGTGTGACGCTGGTCGATGAGAAGCTGCCCGCCATTGAAATGGTGCGCCGTGCAGCCTACAACAAGATCGGCAAGTTTACCAAGAGTGAGATCATGGAGCTTTGCCCGACACTCAGCAAGGCATCGGTTGAGAGCTCGATCAAACAGCTTGTGGAAAAAGGACTGCTCCGGAAGCATGGAACAGGACGCAGCACCTTCTACACCAGAAGCGATGCTGAATAAAATCAATGCACCTGTCAGAAACGGCAGGTGCTTTTTGTATCCGCTGGGGGTGGGGCTCCCCCGGTGGGGGCTTTGAAATCTCTGCCGGAAATCAAACACAAGACCGGCGCCCCCTCTCGTGCGCAAAAATCGCATTTCAAAGCCCCTATTGACGGGTGCTGCTCTGAATAAATCAAAGGACTTGTTTTCCCACGAACTGTCGGGAAATTCAAGTCCTTTTTTGTTTCTGCCGTATTTACGGCATTTCTTTGATTTCGTTTGAAAAAGGTGGTGTAATCAATGGCGAAGGACGGCACACGCCGAGGCGGTGCAAGACCGGGCGTTGGCAGGAAACCGAAAGCGCTCGCGGATAAAATTGCAGAGGGAAAACGAGCCGAGGTGATGATGCAGCCTGCCGAACTGGAAGCCGCCGACACGCCGCCCGTCCGTGATTTTATGACGGAAATGCAGCGCGACGGCTCGAAGCTCTGCGCCGATGAGGTCTACACCGAAACCTACAAGTGGCTGAAAAGCTACGGCTGCGACAAGCTGGTCAATCCGGAGCTCGTGCAGCAGTACGCGATGAGCGTTTCCCGTTGGATACACTGCGAGGAAGTGGTGTCCAAGACCGGCTACATCGCAAAGCATCCGACGACCGGCAGCCCGATTGCTTCTCCGTATGTGGCGATCAGCCAGTCGTACCTGAAACAGTCCAACGTCTGCTGGAATCAGATCTATCAGATCGTCCGTGCGAATTGCTCGACGGAGTTTCAGGGAAATCCGCAGGAGGACATGATGGAGCGTCTGCTCCGCAGCAGAAAGTGAGGAATGTATGCAAACAACAACCGATTTCCAGCTTGTCCCGACCGACAAGCTCATCCCGTATGTCAACAATGCCCGCACACACTCGAAGGAACAGATCACGAAGCTACGCTCCTCGCTGCGGGAATTCGGCTTTATCAATCCGATCATCATCGACCGCGACTTCAATGTCATTGCAGGTCACGGCAGAATTGAGGCGGCGAAGGCAGAGGGCATCACGGAGGTGCCGTGTGTCTATGTCGACCACCTGACCGAAGCACAGAAGAAAGCGTACATTCTCGCGGATAATCGCATGGCGCTTGACGCTGGCTGGGATGAAGAACTGCTCGCCGTAGAACTGTCGGAACTGCAAGACCTCGGCTACGACCTTGCCATGACCGGCTTTGACGAAAAGGAACTGGCTGACCTGTTCTCCGATAAAACCGACAGCGATGCAAAGGACGATGATTTCGACCTGACCGCTGCTCTGGAGAAAGCATCCTTCGTGCAGCGCGGTGATGTGTGGACGGTCGGCAGACACAAACTGATGTGCGGTGACGCCACCAGCGCTGATGATGTCAATACGCTCATGGGCAGCGTGAAGGCGAATCTAATCCTGACCGATCCGCCCTACGGTGTATCTTTCAAGAGCGCCAGCGGTCTGACGATTCAGAACGACAGTATGAAGAACGAAGAGTTTTACACATTCCTGCTGTCGGCATTCCAGTGTATGGCAGACCACCTTGAAAAGGGCGGCGCTGCCTATGTGTTCCACGCGGACACGGAGGGACTGAACTTCCGCCGCGCCTTCATTGACGCAGGCTTTCACCTTGCAGGCTGCTGCATCTGGGTGAAGGACAGCCTTGTGCTCGGACGTTCCGATTATCAGTGGCAGCACGAGCCGGTGCTGTACGGCTTCATGCAGAACGGCAAGCACAACTGGTACTCCGACCGCAAGCAGACGACCATCTGGAATTTCGATAAGCCGAAGTGCAACGCCAACCACCCGACCAGCAAACCGCTGGATCTGCTCGGTTACCCGATCGGCAATTCCACGCAAGAGAACGCCGTGGTTATCGACACCTTCGGCGGCAGCGGCTCAACGCTCATGGCTTGTGAGCAGATGAACCGCATCTGCTACATGATGGAGCTTGACGAAAAATACGCATCGGTGATCCTGCGCCGCTATGTGGAGGACACCGGCGACGCGGCAGGTGTATTTGTTACCCGCAACGGGCAGCAGATTCCGTATGCTGACCTTGTAAAAGAGGTGGAACGCTCGGATTCCTGAGCCCTGCAGCAAATTGTGAACAGACTGATACTAAGTAAGACGTAATATGCACAAATAGAAAGGCTCGTATTTCCGTACATTTCGGCGGTTTACAGTCTTGCTATCTGTGCGATTCAGAGTTAATATGTGACTACAATCAAAGCCGCAGCGACGGCGAAAACAGGAGGTCACATTATGGAAATCAAGTTTAATATCGAGAAGAACCAGCGCAAGTGGCTGGCACAGGCAATCGCAGCATCGACCGGCGGCGAGGTCAAGTACCTCGGCGTTCCGAGCTGCGCATTTCAGATCGGCGCATTCCACCTCAGCAAGGACGCAGTGCTCACCTTCGACGATAGCGTGGATGACGAAACGCTCGACAAGCTGCTTGACGATCTGGACGACGCTGGCTACGACTGGGACGAGCCGACCGATGAGCTGACGGTCACGATGCCGCGAGACCTCTTCACGGATCAGGCGCTGACGAATCTGCGTCAGGTCATCGCCAACAAGAAAACGCTCCTGATGCACGCACTGGAGACCGACAGCCTTGAGATCAACGAGGATGAGGAGACGGTCGGGTTCCCGTGGTTCACGCTCCACGATCCTTCCGACGGCGACGCCTACATCAAGTTCATTTCGATGCTCTGCGCCTTCGTCAAGGAGCGCAAACGCGTCAAC